AACAAAACGGGACGCGCATTGGCGCGTCCCTTACGGCAAACCAGCGCGTTCGCGTACACGGGGGGCCTCCGCGATCGTGATTCGCGTTACTCGTTCCTTGAGAAGCGGCCTCACCAACTGCCGCGCGCAATCTCAGCCGGGGAGTGTGCTCGTGTCAACGAAATTCAAAGCGGCAGACTAGGCTTAAGAAAGTTGAAGATAGTCGCCCACTCTGGCCTCATTCGAATGTTCGTGGTCTAGGATCTCGAAGGCGAGCTGCTTGAGCACCCGTTGATGCGATCGTCGGCCAACACCAACGGACCAGTGGAGAACCCAGGCACATGAACGTAGCCGGGCCAGGGCCTGTCGAATCGCACCGCCGAGACTTGAGCGAAGATCAGCGTAAGCTCATCGACGCGATCTGGGAGGAATTTGCTCGATCACCGGGGTCAGACTGGCCGCTCGTCCGCGACGTGCGGATGAAAGTCGGCCGCTCGGCGGCTCTGGCCGCAGCCAATGGGCTACCCCCCGGGACGATTCTCGGGACTCAAGCAGGTCACCGATACACCTTGTCGCTCTACGGGGCGTTTCTCTCCTCTCAGGGAGATCGCCTGTTCGAGATCTTTGTCACTTTTCTTCAGTACGTGAAGACTCCCGCTGGGCACATGACCGGCAAGATCAAGGCAGCAGCAGTTCGAGAAGCACTTGGCCTCTCCATTGAAGAGACGACCCTCATTCCCAAGCTGATTTCACTCTCCTGGATCCGCGTGGGATTGATGCGTTCTGGTCCTGAGTGGGAGTGTGACCTTCCGGAAAACCTGGATGAATTGGTCGAGTTACCCGATCTCGCTGAGTACGTCGAGCGAGAATCTCGCCGCACCGCTTCAGCGGCCGCGACGATGTGGCAACAGCCGATACAATCGGATGACCCTCTAGGCTTTGTCTCTGACCCCATGCTCAGGATCCAATTGACGGATGATCTTGCAGAAATGTCCCTCGCACATCGGGTGGGTGCGCGGAAGAGCACTGTGATTCTTGCCGGTGGCATTCTTGAGGGCGTGCTCGTCAACGCATTGCGTGGCATGCCCGAGGACAGAGTACGAGACGCCGCAGGTCGATCCGGACATCGCGCGGACTCTGTGGACTCTTGGAGTCTCTCTTCGTTGGTGGACGTGGCCAGCAAACTCGACGTCCTTCCCGGAGGGCTGATCCAACTCAGCCACGGGCTTCGCGAATTCCGCAATCTCGTGCACCCAGGGCGACAGATGCGAGAACGGATCGTCCTCTCAGAAGACGAGGCCGAGATCGCCGTGAGAATCGTGCAGCTTGTCTTGAGGACGCTTAGCCGGCCTTTAGCGTAGGCAGCACGCACCCGCCATAGCCTCTACATGATCTCTGACTCCAGCCCGGCCGTTTTCCATTGGCTCTCACTGTTTGCTGGCAGGCATGGGGTCGACAAGAGTTAGAACAATCCACCGGGACGCCGGAATCCCTGCACCCAACTGTTCTGCCGTCTGCGCATCCGCTGCGCCGCCCATTGCTGCTCGGCGATCTGGCGCTCGGCGCGGACCACCTCGACGCTCTTCGCGAACCGTCGCGCACGCTCACCGAGTGACTTGAGCAGCGCCGGGCCCAAGATGTAGAGCGCCGCGAGTGCATACACCTCGAGGTCCAGTGCCTCGTTCCGTTCGCGCGTCTTCACCCATTCGCGCACCGCACCGCGGCCCTTCACGTACTTGCGGATCGCCTTCTCGGCGGTTAGCTGCTCGACGTACTCCTCGTCCACCCACTCGGGCAGGTGGCAGTAGCCGGGTCCCGGCGACGGGATGCGCAGCCGCGAGAGCACGATGTCCTTCCCCGTGTCGACGCACAGCACCCAGAGCCGCACGTGGTAGCGATTCTTGGGTGACGGGCGTCCCACCAAGGGCTGGCCGACAATGCTGCCGCCCTTGATCGGGAACACCGAGCGCCCGGCCCGGGCCTTGGTGTAGCGGTAGACCTGCTCGGTGTGAGCGCCGCCGGAGTCGATCACCGTGCAGTCGAGCTTCAGACGCTGCCCGTTCTCGTGCTGAAACGTCTGCCCCACGAACTGATCGAGCTCACGCCACACCTGCTCGCGCGCGGGATCTCCGTGGATCTGGGTGAACGCGATCAGCCACGACTCCTCGCCGGCGCCGTAGCCCTTGACCACCGCCTCCAAGCGATCGCCTTGCACGTCCACCGCGGCGACCAGCGCGCCCACTCCGTTGGGGACCTCAGCCGGATACCGCTCGAGCCGCGCCATCAGCGAGCCCGGTGCGACCGAGTCGCCGCGCTCCTCCCACGTCTCGCCGAGCACCGTGTTGACCCAGGTCTTGAGCCGGAACGGATCCTCCCTCACGGCCAGGAACTCGCTCACGCACTCGGCCCACGACTTCCAGCCGAGCGGCGAGTAAAGCGCCGACAGGTGAAAGCCGGCCGTCTTCCCTCCCGATTCCACAGTGGGCCGCCACTCGCCGCCCGCGAGCATCTGGCCCTTGAACCGTTCCTCGACCTTCTCGCCGCATGCACCGCACACCAGGTGCGCGGTCTCCGGCCGGCGCTCCTCCCACTCGATCCGGTGATGCTCGGCGCCGCTCCAGATCAGGTAGTCCATGTGGCCGCAGTGAGGACACGGCACGAAGTAGCGACGCTGGTCGCTCTCCAGGAACTCGCGCTCGATTCGCGAGAGCCCCTTGATGGTCGGCGTGCTGGTCAGCAGCACCTTCCGTCGCGCGAAGGTCGAGGTGCGCTTCTCGGCGAGGGCAACGGGATCACCCTGGCCGTCGACGTCGCCCGGGTAATCATCGATCTCGTCCATGAACAGAAAGCGGATCGGCATCGAACGGAGTCCCGCCCCCGAGTTGGCTCCGGTGATGATCAGGAGCCCACCATCGAACTCCTTCACCTGGACGGTGTTCCCACTGTCGCGCGAGCGCGCCTCGGCGACCCGTTCTTTGAGCACCGGCGTCGAGTCGATCATCGGTGCGATGCGCTGCTTCGAAACCCGCTTCGCCAGCTCGACCGTGGGCTGAACCATCAGCATCGGGCCGGGACAGCGGTGGACCACGTAGCCGATCCAGTTGTTCCCGCACTCGGTCTTCCCGATCTGAGCACCCGACATCACGATCACCCGCTCGATGGTGCTCGATGGCGACAGGCAGTCCATCACCTCGCGCAGGTAGGGCGTGCGGTCGGTGCGCCAGCGGCCCGGCTCGGCGGATGCCGTAGTGCTGAGAAAGCGAAACTCATCGGCCCACTCGCTGACCGTGAGCATCGGCTCGGGCGCGAGCCCGCGGGCGAATGCCGACGCGCACAGCTCGGCCACCGTCGGGCTCATGACGGCAGCTCCGGCTTGGTGGTCGCCTTGAGGATCCTGGCGGTGTTCGCCAGCTCCGCCAGGCAGGTCGAGATCTCCTGCTCGAGCAGCCGCTGGATCTCGGCGCGATCGGTGAGGCCCGCGATCACCGGCGCCAGGCGGCTCGGGATCCCGAGCAGGTTCTCGCGCACCAGGCGCGCCGTGACGAACATCGCCGCCCGCGCCTCGTCGGCATCGATCAGCTTGCCGGCCATTTGCTCGTACTCGAGCTTGGCGATCCGCGCCAGATAACCTTCGCGCATCCCGCGGCTCGGCGCGTAACTCGCCGCCAGGCGCGCCGCGTTCGCATCCGTTGCCCCGTTGGCCCCCGCGTGCGGGCTCGGCATGCCCTGCAGCGGCTCGGCCGCCGTGTGGGGCGCACGGCGGCGCTTGGGCGCACCCGCGACCGAGTTCCGGGGCTTGGTGACGTCCGTGGCGCTCGCCCACTGGCGGTCGGCGAGTTGGGCATCGATGAGCCCGTCGTCGCCGGCCGTGATGCGTCCGTTGGCCAGCGCCTTCCGGACCGCGGTGTGCGATACACCGCGATGGCGCGCATAGGCGCGAATCGAGAGACCGGACACTTACGCCTCCTTGCTCGGGCGCACCGGGCGAGCAGCTTTCTTCGCCTTCTTCGCTTCTTTCGCACCGGTAAACTGGGCGCGTTCGGCCTTCCTCCCCGTCAGTTGCTCCCAGCGGGTGACGATCACGTCCACGTAGCGGGGATCGAGCTCGATCAGGTGCGCCTGGAGCCCCAGGGCTTCGCACGCAATCAGCGTCGAGCCCGAGCCGCCGAACGGATCGAGCACGCGGTCACCGCGCCGGCACGAGTTGGCGAGCATCCGCTCGATCAACGCGACCGGCTTCATGGTCGGGTGCTCGGCATTGACGGTCGGGCGGTCCTCGGTGAAGACACTCCCCCGCACGGACTCGATCGAGAGGTCCTTGCCACGCACGATCAGCGTGGTCTCCCCCAGTACCAGCTGCCACTCGTCCTCGCCGACCTGCTGGAACGGCGCGCCCTCGAACTCGTGGATGGTGGTCTTGTCGCGACCGCCGAACCACGGGTGCGCCGCCCCCGGCTTCCAGCCGTAGAGGATCGGCTCGTGCTGCCAGTGGTAGTCGCCGCGCGAGAG